TTCGCCAGATGACGTTCTCCGACCCGCTTGGGCCGATTGACTTGCCGGTGAAGAGTGCAACCGAAATTGCGTACCGCCAGCAAGAGCTGTCCAAGCGCATCGGCTCAGCCTTTGGTCGCTTGCAGTACGAGCTGGTGGTTCCTCTGGTGAACCTGCTGCTGTACTACCTTGACGAGCTTGACCTGATTGACCTTGGCGAGTTCCGGGTTGATGGGCAGATTATTAACATTGCGCATATCAGCCCGATTGCGATGGCCCAGGATCAGGAAGAGCTGAACGCCATGCGCACGCTGATGGAAATCATCGTGGCGACGTTCGGCCCGCAGGTTGCCATGATGCTGGTGAAGTCGGACGTGTTTGTGCGTGAGGCGGCAAAGCGGTTGAAGCTGCCGCCTAACCTTGTAAGGACGGAAGCTGAGTATGAAGAGATTCGTCAACGCGCTGAAAGCGCTCTGGGGCAGGTTGATGCTGGACAAGCATGAAAGCATTAAGGCGGCGTATGCCCGCCTTTTCGAGACGCAGGACGGTAAGGTTGTTCTTGAGCATTTGCGCAAGATGACCGTTGACCGTGACCTGTCTCTCCCCGCCGCCGGCGATGGGCACGCTATGGGCCTTACCATGGCGTTCCAAAGCGGGGAGAATAACGTGTATCGCGCCATTCTCAAAATGATGAAAAGGGGTTAAACATGACTGAAGAGAAACTGTTTGCGGGTAAGTACAAGACGGCTGAGGACTTGGAAAATGGGTACTCGGAGCTGTCGAAAATGGTTCGTGAGCGCGACACCGCGCTGAACGATTACAAGAGCAAGTACAGCGCTCCGGAAAAGTACGACTTTTCGGATTTTCAAATGCCGGATTCGCACCTTGTCCCCGTGGCTCTTGAGGCGTTTAAGGGCATGGGGATTAGCAACGAGATGGCAAAGAACTTCTTTAAGGCCGTTCTTGAGGCCGACCAGAAATCCATTGGTGAGCGCACCAAGCGTGAGCTTGAAGCCCTTGGCCCGGACGGTGACAAGATTCTGGCCGAGCTTAAAGACTTCGCTGGCAAGGCCCTGACGGAAGAAGAGCGCGACGCCCTGACGGCCATCACCTCGTCGGCGGCTGGGACGAAGCTGGCTCACAAGCTGTACCAGTTGAGCAAGTCGAAGGACGTCCCCTCGCCCAAGGACGGCGTGAACAACGCCCCTCCGGCTGATCCTCGTCAGGCTGCGATGGAGTTCTTGAAGAAGCACGGCATGGATAAAATTGGCGGCAGCGCTGAGCTTCAAGCCCAGTACCGTGAGATCATTTCTCAAATAAAGTAGGTTGACCGGGCCGTTAGGTTAGTATACGCTTACAAACATGAAGTAAGTAAGCGCTTACCCGCCTAGCGGCCCGTTTGCTTTTCATGATGGCTCTAATGAGCAAGAATCCGGCCCCTTATGGCTTACCCGGCTTCGATAAGAGAAAACAAAAAACTTATTGAGGTAAAGCTATGTCGATCAATCTTAATAACTTGGCTGTCACCGAGTTTGATACGCTGGTCAAGCACCTGTATCAAGCTGAAGGTGCCAACCTGACCAGCTACGTTCGTGCCCGCCGGATTAACGGTGCTACCGCGCAGTTCCCTGTGTTCGGTCGCTCGCTGGCTCACGAGCATATCCCCGGCTCGCCCATCCCCCTGCAAAACCCGACCCGCCAAGCGGTGACCGTCACTTCGCGTGACTGGGTTGTGCAAGAAGCGAGCAACGTGTTCATGCAAGCCAAAGTCAACTTTGACGAAGTTGGCGAAATCTCGAAGTCGATTGTGATGTCGATCAAGCGCCGCGTTGACCAGTTGGTCATTGATGCGCTGAACGCTTCGACCACCACCCTGACGGTTGCCAACGATATCAGCGGCACCCCGCGTGATCTGACGGTTGACGCCATTCGTCAAGCCGCTTTCCTGCTGAGCCGGGAAAACGTGCCGATGGAAGGCCGCACCCTGCTGATTCACGCCAGCGGCCTGAAGTCGCTGTTGGGTGACGACAAGGCGACGAGCGCCGACTTTGTGAACGTGAAGGCCCTGATGACTGGTGAAGTAAACACCTTCATGGGCTTCCGCGTCGTCACTCTGGGTGACATCGTTGAAGGCGGCCTGCCCAAGACTGGCGCGAACCGCACTTGCTTTGCGTTCCACCAGCAAGCTCTTGGCGCTATCGCCTCGATGGATCTTTCGACCCGCGTTGACTTTGACCCGCGTCTGGCCTCGTATGTCGCTACCGCGATGTACTCGGGCAATGCCGTGGCGATTGACAACAGCGGTATCGTTAAGATTACCACTCAAGAAGCCTAATCGGAGGAATGGAATATGCCTTTCAATCGCGCTAACTTTGAACTCATCAGCGAAGGCTTCACGAACGCGCCCCGCGTGTTTGCGTATGCCGCTCCTGGTGGTGATGACCAAAACGTTATCAACACCAGCGGTTACTTTAACGCTGTGTATGATGTGCTGGCTGTCGGCGATCAAATCCTGGCGAACGTTGCCGGTCAACGTGTCGTGTTCGTTGTGGCCACCCGCGCCAACAACGTCGTGGACGTGACCAACGGCGTTGCCGATGCGACCACGAACAGCGACTAAAAAACGCTGTACATGGGAAGGCGGGGTTATTGCCCCGCCTTTTCATTTCCTGTATAATCTTTGAAAAAGAGGGCTGGCGCATGGCTTTCACAAAAGAACAAATTGCAAACCAGGCTCTGCTTCTTATCGGGGCGAACACGCTTGCCTCGTTTGAGGACGATACTCGTGAGGCCGCGCTGGTTAAGGCACGCTGGGACGTTGTGCGCCGCAAGCTCCTCTCGATTCACCCGTGGCGCTTTGCTATGGTTCAGACGCAACTTTCGCGTGTTAGCGGCGAAACGCCGCTTTTTGATAAGGCTTACATCTATCTTTACCCGACCGATCCGGAGCCTGTGACCTTGTTTCGTTCGGACACGCCTCAGCTTGACTACTTGGTTTACCAAGATCGGATTTACTCGGACGCGACCGAATTGAAGCTGGAATACGTAGCCGACGTGGAAGTAACGAAGATGCCGGACTACTTTGTTGACGCCTTGGTTCACGCCATTGCGGTTGACCTTTCCGCCTCGCTGGCAGACGACATTAACAAGTCTGAAATCTTTGGGCGTCGCGCACGAGAGGCTCTTGCCGCTGCCCGTAGCATTGACAGCAAGGCTCAGCCGAACATCACCGTGGAACCTGTGAACTACTACATTCTGAACCAGAGGGCTTAGTATGGCGATTAAGGTTCAGCAAGTCACGTTTGGCGGTGGTGAGCTTTCCCCGGACGTTTACGCCCGCGTTGATACTGAGGCTTACTTTCGTTCGTGCCGGCGAGCGCGGAATGTGTACATCACACCGCAAGGCCCCGCCGTTCGCCGTGAGGGGTTGAAGTACATTGCAACGGCGGCTGGGTCCGGTCGGCTTGTCCCGTTTGAGTTTAACACGGTTCAAAAGTACATGCTGCTGTTTACGAACGCACGCATGGAAGTTTACAAGAACGGGGTTTACCAAACGGCGGTTACGTCCTCGCCGATCACGAACATTACGACGGCCCGCCTGACGCAGTTTAACTTTACGCAAAGCGCGGACAAGCTGTTTATCGTCCACCCTGATTTTCAGCCGATTGAGGTTACGCGCACGTCGGATACCGCGTGGACGGCGGCCAATGTGTCGTTCGTGAACATCCCGAAACGCAACTTTCCGGACACGGTGGGTTCTGCTGTGGATGAGGTTCAGCGTTTAACGTCAAGCTATGCCAACGCAAACGATACGTTTCAGTTGGAGCTTGAGGGCGAACTGACCGACGCGATTGTTTTTGATAACCATGGGCCGACGACGGCATCCCGTATTCAAACGGCTTTGCGTGCCCTCAGCATCGTGAGCAACGATACGACATGCACGCACATTAGCGGCGGCATTTTTGAGGTTACTTTTACGGGTCAAGACGGTGGCCGTAACTGGTCGGCCATGATTGTAAAAAACATCGTTTCGTCCGCCAACATGGGGCTTTCGGTGACGACTGTGACGCAGGGCGGAAAGCCGACCGAAGATGTGTGGAGCAGCACCCGCGGCTGGCCCGTTTCTGTGACGTTTCACCAAGGCCGGCTGTGGTTTGGTGGCTCGAAGTCGCTTCCGCAAACCGTGTGGGCCAGCACGACGGACAGCTTTTTCAATTTCAATACCGGAGCAGGGCTGGATAACCAAGCCATTGAGTACGACATTGACGACAATCAGGTGAACGCGATTCAGAACATCGTTTCTGGCCGTGACCTGCAAATCTTTACGTCGGGCGGTGAGTTTTACGCCCGTGGGGCTTCGACGCAGATCGGATTTACGCCGGACAATTTCGAGATTTCGCGCCAGACCAACCATGGTTCGTCGAAGGTGCGCCCCATCTCGGTGGACGGATCGACCATCTTTTGCGAAGAAAGCGGCAACACGATTCGCCGGTTTCTGTACAACGAACTGGAAACGTCGTACAGCGCCGAATCGGTAACCGACTTGGCGTCGCATCTTATCAGCACGCCCGTTGCCATGGCGGTTCGCCGTAGTGGCGGTGGCTTTGCCAGCGACTACGTTTACATTGTGAACACCACGGGAACCTGCGCCGTTATGGGTACGCGCCGGTCGCAAAACTTCTTGGCGTTTTCGCTGTTTAACACGGATGGCAATTTCGAGGACGCTGCGGCTCTTGGGTCTGAGGTTTACTTTTTGGTAAACCGTGGCGGTACGCGCTACCTTGAGGTTCTCAATTCGGCGCATTACATGGATTCAAGCGTGCGGGCCACCAACGGGTCGCCGACGACATCGTGGAGCGGCCTTGGGCACCTGAATGGCGTGTCTTGCGCCGTCCGTGGGGACAAGTACATGCTGAATGACGCAACGCCGTCGAGCGGGTCGATTACGTCGTCTGAGGCGGTGT